TAGGACGCGGGGCCGGGTTTCCTGGATTTGTTGGCGGAGGTCGGGAATACGGCCGTTTCTGTCGCAGTAGCGTACCAGGGCCTGGGCGCGGGCGGTGAGGGGGCGGCCGGGGGCTATTTCATCGGGATTGATGTCTAAGTTGAAGATGAGGGTGTTGAGTTCGTCTATGTCGTGGGTGGTGGTGATGATGTCTATCAGTTGGCGCAAATCGAGGTTGGCGGCCGGTAGGGCTTTGACGGCATCGAGGGGGAAGAGGCGGGGATTGTGTTGGTGAAGGGCGGCGCGGAGGGAACGGCCGTTATCGTTTAGTTGGGCCTGGCGCAGGAGGTAACCGACTTGGGCCAGGTAGGGGCCGGGGTAGTCGGTGAAGTTGTAGCCGAGGTCGGCGGCGATCTGGGCCAGGGTGTGGCGGGGGATGTGTTGGGTTATGAGGTGGGGGAGTTGGGTTAAATAGAGCATAGGATAATTGTGAATAATGAATAATGAATTGTCAATTGTTAATGGGTTGACTGCGGGGAGGTTTGGGTTTATGATTGTTGGTAGCTCCCCCCCCTAGTTAAGGAGGCCAGTCCGCCCAGGATTTGGCCTCCTTTTAATTTTAAGGATGAAGGATGAGGGATGAAGGATGAAAGAATGTCACTGACCAGGCTGGTTTGTGCCTGGCGGGGTGACGTGTGACTGAGCTGAGGGGGTTTTGGGCCGTCGAGTGACGGTTGGAGGATGTGAGAATGCCGAGACGGGCAGCGAAACAGTGTAGGGTGCCGATGTGTGGGAATTTGGCGCAGGGTGGGGAGTATTGTGATGTGCATCGGCGGAAACGGGCGTCTGGGGGCAAAAAACGGAAGAAGACGGCGGCGCGGGGGTATGGAGGGCGATGGCGGCGGCTGCGGAAGGTGGTGTTGGCGGAGGAGCCGCTTTGCCGCGATCCGTTTGGGGTTCATGAGGGACGGCCGGTTCCGGCGACGGATGTGGATCATATTGTGCCGTTGGCGCGGGGGGGGACGAATGCGCGGAGTAATTTGCAGGGGTTGTGTCATTCGTGCCATTCTAAGAAGACGGCACGGGAGACGGGGTTTGGCCGCCGGGGGCAAACAGGTGATGTGATGACTAAGGTGTGGATTGTGACGGGGCCGCCGGGGGCAGGAAAGACGACGTATGTAAATGAGCGGCGATTGGCGGGAGATTTGGTGGTGGATGTAGATGCATTGTATACGGCCGTTTCTGGATTGGATTGGTATGATAAGCCCCTTTCCTTGCTGCCGTTTGTGCTGGCGGCCAGGGATGCGTTGATTGATCGGCTTTGCCAGCCGTCGGAGGTACAGCAAGCATGGGTGATTACTTCGGAAGCTGATGTGGGGAAGTTGGCAAGAATGAGGGAGCGATTAAAAGCAGAATTAATTGTGATTGAAACAAATCCGCAAGAATGTCTACGGCGCATTGCCAATGATGCGCGGCGATCTGACAACTGGGGGGCATGGGAGGAGTTGATTGATAAGTGGTGGCGTACTTATGAACATTCTAAAATAATAGAGGGGGGGGATAGTGTGGTGTTCTAAGAGAAGGAGGTAGTCAAGTAAAGACAACTATCTCTAGCTAGTTTGGTTTGAATAGCGAGGGAAGTGTCAACCAAAAGCGAGAAATGTCAACCGGGAAACGGCCGTTAGAAGGTGGACGGATTTTAACTTAGAGGGCGGGATGTATACAAAGTTTATACGAGAAAACAAAAGAATTATTCGTTTTATTGCATTTAATTATCTGTTTTTTAATCGGGATGTATATAAGTTGTACATATATTTGGGGAGAAATAGGGTAAGGGGTGCTAAATCCCTGCCGTTTTGCCGCTAGTGACCGCCGACCCAGTCAAATTTTAACGGCCGCAAGTTTATATATTTTTCCTAGACAAGTTTTGTACAGGTTTTGGGGGTGGGGAGTGGTGGGTGAGGGCGGATTTCGGTTGTACAGATTGACGGGTGAGGTTGTACAGGTTTTGGTGGGGAGTGGTTACGGCCGTTTGTGTCATGCTTAAGACTTGAACCTGGAACCAATTGATCAAGAGTTAACTGGTCAATGGGGCAGTTGACTTCTGGTTAATTGGTTTGGGGTTGTGTCACGCATCGATGTTGGTTTGCGGTCGATGGGTGACGGCCGTCAGGCGGGGGCTTCCTGGATGATGAGGAGGATGGTGGGGGCGTTACCTAACTGGGTAACGCCCCCTTTCCCTCGCCCTAGATGATAAGGTTGCCAAAATCAACTTTCACACCCAACGCCGTCACCATCTCTATCGAAGCGATGGGGATCAGGAGGCCGCACCTCAAAACGTCGGTGTGGGATGTCCCCACAATCCAAGTCTGGGGGTGGTGGTGGGATGCAAACGGTGGGATAGGATGGATCGCAATTTTGTGCTGGCGGTTCCGTAGGCGGTGGCTGCGTAGGCGGTGGCTGCGTGGGTGGCGGTTGTGTGGGTGGCGGTTGTGTGGGTGGTGGCTGCGTGGGCGGTGGTTGTGTGGGTGGCGGTTGCGTAGGTGGTGGCTGTGTGGGCGGTGTCGTGGCAGTTGGTGCAGATGTGTTTGTTGGTGTTGGTGTATTGGTTCTGGTTGGCATTGGCGTGTTGGTACTAGTTGGGGTTGGGGTGCTGGTGTTGGTTGGCGTTGGCGTGTTGGTACTGGTTGGCGTGTTAGAAGGTGACGGGGCTGGCGTGTTTGTTGCTGTCGGATGGGATGTTGCCACATCTGTTTCTAAAACAGGGTTTATTGTATTTGTTCTCTCTGGTTGTTCAGCACACCCAGACATCGAAAAAATAATGCAGATAATGAGAGAAATGAATAACTGGAACTTGTTCATGGCATTTCCTTATATTGAATTTTATCTATTTGATTGACAAATTGCTCTGCGTACCCTATGATGTGCGTATTATGAGCAATAAGAAGGAGCATATGACCACAGGTGAAGTGGCTTCGCGGATGGGAGTTTCGATTGATACCGTAAAGCGAATGCTAAAACGAGGTGAATTCCCAAATGCTTGGAGGACAAGTCCCTTGATTGGTCATTGGCGGATTCCTTTGCAAGATGTTCTCGCAGTTGAAGAGAAGCAGAAAAAGCAACAGGCAATTTGACATAATGAGAAATTAGAGGCCAGCAGTTTTGACCGAACATCTGGCCTCTAAATTGAACGCACCTTAAAAACCAAATACGAGGAATTCAGTAATTAAAGCGCATTCAGAGGTGAACGCACCTCTGTGACCCACCCAGGACTTGAACCTGGAACCGATTGATTAAGAGGCCACGTGTGAGTGGAGCAGTTGACGTGGTGTCAACTGCTCCGAACGGATATTATGTAAGGTTTGAGCAGGTGGGATTGTGAGAGTTTGATGGCCGCTTGAGGCCAAAATCAAACAGGCAACGGCCGTATACCGTCCTCCCGGTGCTGGACGGCCGTTGCCGTCTGGCTCCGATCAGACAACTTTTTATTAGAGGATGATGCAATTGCGACTGGAGTTTCGGTATTCGGTTGTTTGTGGATTTGCCGGTTCGATTCCGGCCGGAGCCTATGCCCCCCCTTAATGAAGCGGATAGCGCGGAGTATGTTGGCAGACAGAAAGGCGCTTATAACCCTAGATAAACGCATGTTGTTTCCGGTTTTTAGGGAGCCGGGGCCGTCGTGTCTCGACGACGAAAGAATTAGAGAGAATGAAGCTGCTTAAGTGTAGCCGCTGCTGGCAAAGCGTAACCCAGCCGGTGCCAATTCCGTGAATATTGGCCGGGGCTGCTGTCGTTATGAGCAGACGTTTCCGTTTACGTGAAATGTGGCAGCATGGCAACATGTTGGCGGAGACTGCCGATTTCTCCGCTTGAAATAGCCGGGAAAAGGCTTGTGGTTGATGCGGATAGGCCACGAGAAAGGCGCTCGAAGATGGTCCTGAATGGCATAAGCTCCTGATGTGAAGCTGCATGTGTTGCGGTGATGGACGTGCCGGGGTGCGCCAGGGTAGTGTAAATCTGGGCCTGACTACCCAAAGGGGGGTGGTGTGATGCGGTAATGCATCCCCACCCCTTACCATTATGGCCCTGATCACAATGGTATGTTGAGGGATACGGGTACCGTTGGTGATTTCGGTTCGATCCGAACAGGGCTTTTGAGCCAGGCGTTGGCTCAACACACAAGGGCAGCGGGCTGCGGAGCCGCTCCTCCTCAAGTCAAGTTATAAACCTCCCGGATTAAGCGTGGACGCTGTGAAAGCCTGTGGGGGCCGCTGCTCTTGTTATTTTTTTATGTGGGAGAAGAAGTCGTCGGCGAGGGGGGATTTTTTTTGGCGACGGTTGGCGGAGAGGCCAGCAACGGCGCTATCGACTTGGGAGGAGGCGTGGCGGTAATGTTTGAGTGTGGTGGTTACGTCTTTGTGACCCAGCACTTTTTGGACGATGGTGGGGTCGATGCCTTTGTCGAATAGTTGATTGGCGTTCCTATGCCGGACGGCATGGGAACGGAAAATGGGGATGCCAACGAATTTGCATATCCGATCAAAGGCCCTGGATTGGGAGGAGGGGAGGAGGCGGTTTCCGGTTTGGAGGCTGATGAAGACCCACTGAGATTTGATGTTGGCGGTGGCGGTTAGCCACTGAGTAAATAGTTCGGCGGTTTCGGTGAAGAAACGGCCGTGGGCGGCGTCTGTTTTGCCGTAGCTGGCTATGTGGTAAACGGGGCCGGATGCGGTCAGGGCGTGGCGCACGTCTTTGCGGCGGATGCGGTTGAGTTCACCCAGGCGCATCCCGGAGTCGATGGAGAGGCTGATGGTGAGGCCGTCACGGAGATCGCGGAGGTTGCCGTTGCGGTGGGCGATGAAGGCGGGGAGAGCGTCTAGGACGGCAAGAATGTGCGCTTCGGGGGCGGAGCGGTCGGTGGTGGGGGTGAAGGGGCCGATTTTAATATGGACGCCATAATTTTCGTGTAACCATTCTTGCTCATAACAGAATTTGAGGAACGACTTGAGATAGCTCCTAATGCCGGCAATGGAAGCGGGTGCAAGGGGGGCCTGGCGGATTTGACGCAGGTGTTGGGAGAGGTGGAGCCGGGTGAAGTCGGTGACGGGGGTGGCTCCGTGAGCCGCCAGCAGGCGGGAGAGGCTCCATTTTGCTTTTTTGATGTGGCTGGCGCTGCTTTCATTTTCATCGAGGCTGATGAGCCAAGCAGCGGCGCAGTCGTTAAGTTTCAATTTGCTCTCCGCCCCCTCGCCGGTTGTAACGTAAGGTAAACGATTCTGGGGTGAATTTGTGTGAATGTTGCGTGAATTTTGAGGCATTACTGCTTCCTCGTGTTTGGGTAGATTGCAGCAATGCGGTGATCAGGCCGTTTGTTGGTGGATGAGGATGGTGGCTCATCCTCATCCACAGTTTACTTTTACAAATTGAGAGTGTCAAGGCTTGTGGGCTGCAACGGCCGTTTCTGTGAATTCTATGTCTTCTCTTCCCGAATGGTTTGGATGTGGAAACGGCCGTTGGAGTGTATGAGCGGACACTCCACCTTATTTCTCCTCCTCTTTTTTGAGGACCTGGTGGGGGTGACGGGGTTTTGCCCCCACCAGGTGGGAGAGGGGGAAAGGATGAAGGATGAAGAAAAAGGAAATGGGGGAAGGAAAGCATGTACGGATTGCACAGAATGTGCAGACTTCGCGGGGGGCGCAGTTTGCCGGGAGGCATGGGGTGATTACGAAGGTGTTTATGGCAGAGATGGATTCTTATTGTTTGGTGAAGGTGAATGCAGGGAACGGCCGTTCGCGTCATGCGGCGTTTGGCTATTGGGAGTTAACGGAGATTCCAGAATGAAGACTTGGATAATAAGGATTTTACTGGTGGTGGGGGCAGTGATTTTGATTACGGCGATTGTGGTGAATGGCATTACTATTTATTGCGAGTACGCGGGGTGTTGAGGATGAGATTTAAATTGAGGGTATCGTTGATTGTGGTGGTGGCGGCCGGAGCGGCCGGGGCGGCGTTGGTGCTGGCCTCTCAGTGGTTGGGGGCGGCGCTGCGCACGTGGGGGTGGTTACTATGAGCGGCATGATTCTGGCTTCGCTGATGATTACGGCGCAAGTGGCGGTGGAAACTTCACTGACGGATTATGCGCTTTTCCCATATACCTACACGCCCGCGGCGGGGGGCATTAATTGTGATGGGGATTGCTCGACGGTGGCGACGGGGGAGATGGGGCCGGAGTTGTATGGGTGGGCGTTGGCATGTCCTGGGGAGTTGGTGGGATATGACGTGACGGCCTGGGTTTGGGGGCCGTGGGGATATTGGCGGCCGTGCCTGGATGCGGGCGGGGCGATTGTGATTGACCATAAGGCGGGGGTGGTGTATGTGGATGCGATGGAGCATTGCATGGAGCGAGCGTGCCTGCCCTGGTGGAGTTATTTGGAGCATGAGGAGTGGCAGATTGAGTGGCGGGTTAATCCATTGAGGGGAAGCGCATGAATTCAACGGCGCAGGTATTACAGACGTTGCGTGGCGGGCGGTTGCATGTGTTGATCGCACTCTTCGCCCAGGCGGTGTTACCGGTAGGAGAGCGGCCGATTGCAGCGATGTGTGGGGTGAGTCGGAAGACGGTGCGGGCGCATTTGCAGACGTTGGAGGCGTTGGGGTTGGTGGTACATGGGGAGTTTAAGTCTAAGGCTACGTGGAATTTAACTGTGGCGGCGCGGCAATTGCCGCTGCCATTTGCTGTTGTTTCGGATGGGCGCATTCGTGGCGCTCATGAGTCCCTGGCTCCGTTGCCGGGATTGCTGCCTGGTTCGTTGCAGGCAGCGCGATCTCCGTTGGTCGTTGATGGGACAACAGGAAGTTATCCACAGGGTTATCCACAGGTTGAGGGGGGAGATGAGGGTAAAAGTTACCCTCACGGGCCTGGTGAGGGTAAAAGTTACCCTCACGGGGACACTTATTTAAACGTTGTTGTTGATCAAGTTAATTTAAAAGATCAACAACAACGTGTTCTAAGCAGCGGTGAGGGTAAAAGTTACCCTCACGGTTTGATGTGGGCGGTGTTGGAGTGGTTGGAGGTGGAGCGGCCGGAGTCGTTACCGCAGGTGGCACCGGCGTTGGCGCTGGCTTATGCGTGGTATGCGCTGGCGGAGGAGAAGATTGAGCGCCCGGCCGGGTATGTGATTACTCGCATTGTCCGGGGTGATTCTTCGCCGCCGGGTGATTGGTTGACGCTGGCACGAGCGTGGTTGGCGTTGGATGATGACCGGCGGCGGGTTGTGCTGGAGCAGTGGCGCCAGGCCAGTATTTACGGGTTTGATTTGCCCAGCGGCTTCCCCTGGCTGCCTTTCGGGGTGTTGAAGGCGCTGGCAAGTGTGAAACGGAAGCGGTTGGAGCGGGTGACGGGAAACGGGCTTTTTGCCCCGGATTGCCTGTTGCCGGAGGAGTGGCGTATGGAGTGAACTGGCGTTGGTCAGGGCCTTGCCTCTCTGCGAGTTATCATGAAGTCAAGGGGTTGACTGGGGGCAAGGCTCTTTATTTTTGGGAGGTTGAACGTGAACAAAACGCATAAGGTAAAGGCGAGATGGACGCGGCACCAACGGATGGTGACTACGCCGAATGGTATGGCGAAGCCGGTGGTGAAGTATTGTGGCCGGTTGATTTATCCGAAGAGTTATATAGCAAGGAAAAAGGCCAGCGGTGGGCGCTGACCTTTGGAAACCATTATTTGAGTGTAACGGTCGGTGACATTGTAGCATGTGGAACGGCCGTTTTGCAAGATCATTTTAAGGAGTATGCAAAACGATGAATGACATTAGCAGAACAGTAAGCAAGTTTTTGTTTTATTCGGTGGCGGTGGTTTTGTTGATCTGGACAAGCAGCCTGACGGTGACGTTTGTTCAGGGCGCTTTGCCCAGCGTGTTTTGGGTGGTGCCGTTTCTGGCCCTGGTCATTTTCGATGGCGGGCAGGTGGCTTGGCTGTTCGTCTTCCTCCATTACAGCGAAGGGGCCGGGCAGCGGGCCGTTGCCATTGTGACGTGCCTGTTGGATTTTATTGGCGTGGGGCTAATGGTGGTGGCGGAGATTTTGTTGGGGGGGCAAACGTTAACGGCCGCGCCGGATAGCCTGGGGACTTATGCCATTTGGGGTATTGGTGTTTGGACGGTTGCCAATGTAGGCGCGGTGATTGCGTTTCATTTGTTTGCGCCTTCGGCCCGGTTGCAAATGGCTCTGCAAAGTGAGACGGATTCTATAACTGACTCGGCTTTCAAACTGCTTTCTCAAATGCGGGCAGAACATAGCCAGGACCTAGCGAATCAATTAGCGAATGGCATGATGCAGCAGTTGACGGCGCGGTTGGCTGTGGACGCGAACAACAACGGGATTTCCGATGTGTTTGAGTTGGCTTCGGCTAATGGCAAGGCGGAGCCGGTTATGATTCCGGTCGATGGTCAAGCCAACAAGAAGCTGCCGGACAAAGATGATCCGGCCTGGCACCAAATGGCGGCGGAGGCGTTGACGCATATTGGTTATGTTCAACCCAATGGTAAACCGATAACGGCCGCTTATGTGGCCCAAGCGCGGGAGATTGGCAGCAATAATTTACCGGATGAGGAGGCCCACCCAAACGGATAAAGGCCACGCCCCACGCCTTGCCCACTAGACTCCGCCAGTATAGTGGGCAAGGGCCACGCCGGGGTTGGCGTGAATATCGCAAGACGGGCGGTACCCAACGCTATCCCATGGATAGATGGTGGGTGAAGGAAGACGATAGGTGGGTGAAGCGTGGCCGGAATAGAAGTGATTTGGCAAGTATGAATGAGGCGCAATATGAACGATGGAAGGAACTTAGACGACGGGCAAGAGCTATCAAGCGCAGCGGCCAGCGTGCCGATGTGGGTGCAATCCGTCTTAGCTAATGGCAAGGTGTTGGAGGCGATGATGGTGATACGGCCGTTGGCTATTGATCTGGATGTGGTTTCAGAAGATGACGGCGATGGCAAGTTGCAGACTGTTTCGTTGGACATCAATGGCAACTGGATTCTCTTGCGAGTATCTTCCTCCCATAATGATGGGGAGGAGGGTGGCCTATTCGATTTGGAATTCTAGTGGGCATATAGTGGGCAAGGCATGAACAAGTTGGAAACAATCATCTCTGCATTAGTACCTGGCGGCGAAGGCCATCGGTTGTCGGGGGGGCTGGGGTTACGTCTCAGCCGGGGCAATGGTATGTATGTGCTAGGATGTAGCCGATATGACAATGTGCCAAGTGAGACGGAGATGTCGACGGTGGAAACGGCCGTTGTTTCCGTCTTTGCACCACGCTTTATTTTTCGTTCTGCTAGGCCGGGGTGGGCAGGAAGAGGCGAGAAGCAACATGGATTGTGGAGAATCTATTGGCCCCAGGAAGAGATTGAGATGACATATTTCAAGCCAATGCAATTGGATCTATCAGCAAGAGATGGGGATAGGGGATCATAATCTCTATGGCCTTTTTCCACATGACCGTTGGGCGAGTGAAAAAACCACACCCGCACGTTTTAATTGTTTTCCTAGAGAGGTGATATGGGTAAGAGAGGCCCGAAGGCAACGCCGACGAAGCTGAAGGAGTTGAGGGGGAATCCGGGGAAACGGCCGTTGCCGGTGGATGAGCCGGAGCCGGTGGCTGAGGTGCCTATGGTGCCGAGGGGGATGAAGACGCACCATAAGTTGGCGGTGACGTTTTGGGAGGAGCATGGGGAGGCGATGGCGGGGTTGGGGGTGCTGACGGCGGCGGATGCGGGGGCGTGGCGGTTGATGGCTCATCATTATGAGATGGCGTTGTTGGCGTTGAAGCAGGTGGAGCGGGAGGGGTTGACGCGGCGGGATGAGGCGGGGGTGGAACGGAAGCATCCGGCGTTGCAAATCTGGCGGGATAACAGCAGGTTATTTTTGAAGTATGCGGCGGAGTTTGGTTTGACGCCGAGTGGGAGGGTGGGGCTGAAGGTGGAGCCGAGGAAGGCGAAGGCGCAGAGTATTGCGGATGAGTTGTTTAGGATGGTGAATGGGAAGGTGGATGATGAGTGATATACAGGATGTGAGTGTAAATGTGATCAGGGCGGATGGGGGAACGCAATCGAGGGCTGAGTTGGATTCGGAGACGATAGAGGAGTATCGGGGACTTTTGGTAGATGGGGGGTGGCCGTTTCCGGCGGTGGTGGCGTTTTATGATGGGGCGACGTATTGGTTGGCGGATGGGTTTCATCGGCTTTATGCGGCGCTGCGGGTGGGGCGGTTTGAGGTGCCGTGTGATGTGCGGCAGGGGACGCAGCGGGATGCGGTGTTGTATGGGGCGGGGGCGAATGCCACGCATGGGCTGCGCCGGACGAATGCGGATAAGCGGCGGGCGGTGCGGCGGTTGTTGGAGGATGAGGAGTGGGGACGGTGGTCTGATCGGGAGATTGCGCGGTGGTGCCGGGTGAGTCATCCGTTTGTGGCGGGGGTGCGGCGGGAGGTCGGGGAGGTCACTGGTAATGTTTCCAGTGAGCGGGTGTATCAGAACAAGCATGGGGAAACGGCCATTATGGAGACGGGAAATATCGGCCGTGTCGATAATAATGAACCGGATTATGTTTTTGTTTGGCAACTGGAATTGCATGTGAGAGAGTGGTTGGAGGGGGTTGCGAACGATTTGTTTGGGGGGGTGGATGCTTTGCTGGATATAAAAGAGCGGCGTGTGGGGTGGGGGAGGAGTTGGAGCAGCCTTTTGCAAGCAGTGGATAGACGTGAATCTGCTTATCGGAAGAATGATTTGCGGCAGGCGTGTAATAATGTGTTGGATCAAGAGCAGCAGAAGCGGAAGGTGGAACTGCCGTCGGCGTCTGTGGCTGATATTGAGGCGGGGGTGCGGGCCTGGTGTGCGGCGCGTGGGGAGGAGGTGGATGTGGTGCGGGCGCTGTTGGATGTGACGGTGCGGAGGGAGAATGCTACCTGGCATGATTCGTTGGTGAAGGCTTTGCCGGGGCCGCGTTATCGTGGTGATACGGTGACGGCCGTGAGGAGGGTGTTGGCCGGGATGAGGGAGGAAGCGTCTGAAAAAGCGGAATCGACTGTTTCTGCGTCACCCAACCAGGCACAAACTGGCCTAGTCGGTGACGCGCTGCCTTCCGCGGCCGGAGAGGATGTGTCACTGACCGGCGGGGATTCTTTGCCGGCCGGTGACGTGGGGGGGAGGCGGGCAAAGTTGGAGGAGATGCAGCGGGAGTTGGAGAGGATGGTGGTTGAGAGTGAGCCGCCGATGGTGTTTTTGTATAACAAGGCTGCGATGGCGGTGGATGATTGTATTGAAGGATTGAAAAATGGCTGATGTATGGCGAAGGGCGAGGGTGCGGATTAGTGGGGAGTTGATTTTGGATGCGCTGGCATTCCCGGAGGGGTGTAAGGGGAGGGAAGGGAATGTGTTGGTGACGGCGACGGGATCAATTGTGGTGGAGTTGGTGGTGGAGCATGAGGATTTACCGGTAGTGATGGAGGGGGATGTGCTGCCGTTGTTGTCTCCGAGGTTGACGCAGAAGGGGGAACGGCCGTCTGCGTTTTTTGATTTTGATTGGGGATTGGATTGATGGAGTTTAGGGCTGAGGCGTATGTGGATGGGGTGTTGAGTGGGGAGGTGGTGGCTTGCCGGTGGGTGCGGCTGGCTTGTGAGCGGCATCGGCGGGATTTGGCGGAGGGGGCGGGGCGGGGGTTGTGGTTTGATGAGGGGGCGGCGAAGGTGGCGATTGCGTTTTTTGGGCTGTTGCGGCATTGGAAGGGGGAGTGGGCGGGGCGGCCGGTGGTGTTGGAACCGTGGCAGCAGTTTATTGTGTGGAGTTTATTTGGGTGGAAGCGGGCGGATGGGACGCGCCGGTTTAGGACGGGGTATTTGGAGGTGGCGCGGAAGAATGGGAAGACGACGCTGGCGGCGGGGATTGGGCTGTTTTTGGTGACGGTGGATGGGGAGCCGGGGGCGGAGGTGTATTCGGCAGCGACTAAAAAGGCGCAGGCGAAGATTGCGCATACGGATGCGAAGGAGATGCTGAAGCAGTCTCCTAAGTTGCAGGAGGTGTTGTCGTTTTACCGGGATAATATTCATAATGTGGAGTCGTCTTCTAAGTTTGAGCCGCTGGGCCGGGATTCGGATAGTTTGGATGGGTTGAATGTGCATGGGGTGATTGCGGATGAGGTTCATGCGTGGAAAGGGGGAGGGATGTGGGATGTGTTGGAGACGGCTACGGGGAGCCGACGGCAGCCGTTGTTGTTGGCGATTACGACGGCGGGGTTTGATCGGCAGTCGTTTTGTTTTGGGCTGCATGATTATGCGGAGAAGGTGGTGAGTGGGGCGGTGGAGGATGATTCGTTTTTTGGGATGATTTTTGGGTTGGATGAGGGGGATGATTGGGAGGATGAGGGGGTGTGGTTGAAGGCGAATCCGAATTTGGGGGTGAGTAAGAAGATTGAGGATATGCGCCGGTTGGCGAAGCGGGCTAAGGAGATGCCGGGGCGGTTGTTTGCGTTTTTACGGCTGCATTTGAGTGTGTGGACGCAGGCGGATAGTCGGTGGATTAGCCGAGATCGGTGGGATGCGTGTGGAGCGGCTCCGCTGCCGAGTGAGGAAGTGTTGGCGGGGCGGCGGTGTTGGGGGGCGTTGGATTTGAGTAATACGCTGGATGTGACGGCGTGGGTGTTGGTGTTTGAGCCGGTGGTGGAGGATGAGCCGTTTTGGGTGTTGCCCCGGTTTTTTATACCGGAGGAGAATATCAGGGAGCGGGTGAAGCGGGATCGGGTACCGTTTGATGTTTGGGTGGCGCAGGGGTTGGTGATGGCGACGCCGGGTAATGTGGTGGATTATGATTTTATTGAGTTTCAGGTGTTGGAGGATGCGGGGATGTTTGATTTGGCGGAGGTGGCGTTTGATCCGTGGAATGCTACGAGTGTGACGAATCATTTGGGGAGTGAGGGGATAGTGGTGGTGGAGTTTCGGCAGGGATTTGTGAGTATGAATCCGGCGATGAAGGCGTTGGAGGTGGCCGTGGCAGAGGGGCGGATTGGGCATGGGGGGAACCAGGTGTTGACGTGGATGGCGGATAATTTGGTGGCGCGGCAGGACCCGGCCGGGAATTTGAAGCCGGATAAGGAACGAAGCCGGGAGAAGATTGATGGGGTGGTGGCGTTGATTATGGCTTATTACCGGGCGGTGTTGGGGGGAGGGAGTAGGGCGAGTGTGTATGAGGAGCGGGGGATAAGAGGGGTTTGATTTACGATTGTCGATTTACGATTTACGATTGGGTGTCACTGGGCTGCTGGGTTTTTTAAGCTGCTGGATGACTGTGGATAGGTGATTATGAATGAGAGACCGATTTTGATGAGTGGGGAGATGGTGAGGGCTTATTTGGCTGGGTTGAAGACGGTGACGCGGCGGGTGATACGGCCGCAGCCGGAGTTTTTGGGAAATGGTTGGCCTCTGCGGAAGGTCCAGGGTGGATATGTTCATCATGATTGTCCGTATGGGGTGGCGGGGGATCGGTTGTGGTTTCGGGAGGCGTGGCGGGCGGCGTGGTGTTGGGATAAATTGAGGCCATCTGATTTGGATGAGGATGCACAGGTGTGGTACGAGGCGGGTGGAAGGATGAGGGATGAAGGATGAGGGATGAAAATTGGAAGTGGATTGATGGGTTTATGCCGATTAAGGCGGAGGACGTGAAGGCGCGGGTGGCGGAGATTGGGGCGCAGATGGTAAGGCGGGCGTGGGAGGTGGTGGAGCGGTTTCATGTAGGGTCGATTACGGATGATTATTTAAATCATGATATTTCTTTGGCGGAGTATGAAACGGCCGTTGGTCAAATTTACCGGGTGCTTGAGGAGATGGAACCGGAGCAATTAATTGAGGAGGCGAGAGGGTTGGGGGAAACTTTCCGAAGTTTATTTTTGTCTGGTGATGATATAGAGGCCCGGTTGGATGTGATGGGTTTGGGTTGAATGAGCAAGGATGATTCGGTGGTGAGGCTGAGGGTGAGTGATGGGGATGGTGGGCAGAAGGGGGTGGATTTGTTGCCGTCGGATTATCTTTTGGTGAGGCGGGAGGCGTTGTTGATTGAGTTGGGGTGGTTGGAGGAGGAGTTGTTGCGGCGGAGGTTGATTAAAAGGGGGCGGCTGTTGCCAGCGCGGAGGCGGTGACAACAACGGATAGGAGGAATGAACGAATATGGTTTGGTTGAAGGATTTTTATGTGGATGAGGTGCGGATGTTGGTTGATAGGAATGAGAATGGAGAGTTGGATGCAGTACAGGAGAGTTTTTTGCTTGGCTGGGTTAATGGGGCTGTGTTGCATTTTGATTCGTTGGGAATTAGTACGGATGTGAGTGGGTTGAGGGAGACGGAGGTGGTGAAGTATTTTGGGCATGAGTTGTATGGGGGAAATGGGTTGATGCGATGGTGGCGGTGTTTGTGTGGTGCGGGGACCGGATTTGGTTTGGGGTTGCTCCATTTGTTTGGCATGACGACGAATTGTATGAGCTTGGCTTTGGTGAGGTGATTTGGCGCAATGGTCGATGGTATAAGAAGTGGACTGGGTGGCGGGTTTCTGAGGATGATAGACGGTTGCCTTTTGTCACCATAAAGGCGGAGAGTTGACAAATAGATGAGAATCAATATATGATAGATGGAAATTGAATCTCGCTGTAGGGTTTCCACGGCGCAGAAGGCATGATGCCATTCTGCGCCGTTTTTGTTTATGGATAGGTTTGACGTTCTTTTTTTGTTGGGTTTGGTGATGGTTGGCTGGGGCTTGTACCTGGTCTATCCGCCGTTGGCGCTGATTGTGCCGGGGGTGGTGTTGGGGGTGGTGGGCCTGGTCGGTGCCAGTAGTCGGGCTGCTAGTGCTAGAGGCGGGGAGGGCTGATGGGCGTTTTATCTAAGATTTTTGAGCGGCGTGATTGGAAGTTGAGCAGTGTGCCTGACTCTGTGTGGCGGAGTTGGGGGGTGAATGTGGTGAGTGATGCGGGGGTGACGGTGACGCCGACGACGGCAATGAGTTATACGGCCGTTTATGCCTGCGTCCGCATTTTGGCGGAGAGTGTGGCAAGTTTGCCGCTGTTGGTGTTTGAGCGGTTGCCAGATGGAGGGAAGCGGCGGGCGGAGGGGTATCCTATTTTTCCGGTGTTGCATACGAAGGCGAATCCTGAGATGACGGCGTTTGAGCTTTGGGAGGCGCTGTTGGGGCATGTGTTGGTGTGGGGGAATGGGTATGCGTATGTGGAGTATGGCCGGGCGGGATGGCCTGTAGAACTGTGGCCGCTGCTGCCGAATAAGACGCAGCCGATGAGACGGCCGGATTATTCGTTGGTGTATCGGTATTCTTCGGAGAAGCTGGGGGTGGTGGATTTTGAGCCGTACCAGGTGTTACATTTGCGGGGGTTGGGGTTTGATGGGCTGATGGGGTATTCGCCGATTACGTTGGCGCGGCAGGCGGTGGGGCTGGGGCTGGCGGCGGAGGAGTTTGGGGCGCGTTTTTTTGGGAATGATGCGCGGCCGGGTGGGGTGTTGAAGCATCCGGGTACGCTGAGTGACCCGGCGCATGAGCGGTTGAAGGCGAGTTGGGAGGCACGGCATGGGGGACTGGATAAGAGCCATCGGACGGCGATTTTGGAGGAGGGGTTGGAGTATCAGGAGATTGGGTTGCCGCCGGAGGATGCGCAGTTTTTGGAGACGCGGAAGTTTCAGGTGCAGGAGATTGCGCGAATTTTCCGGGTGCCACCGCATATGCTAGCGGATTTGGATCGGGCGACGTTTTCTAATATTGAGCATCAGTCTATTCAGTTTGTGACGCATACGCTGCGGCCGTGGTTGGTGCGGATTGAGAAGATGTTGAATTCGCATTTGATTCCTGAGGAGGATCGGAAGCGGTATTTTGCTGAGTTTTTGGTGGATGGGTTGCTGCGGGGGGATATTGGGGCGCGGTATGCGGCGTATGCGCAGGGGCGGCAGAATGGGTGGTTGAGCGCCAACGATATTCGCCGAAGTGAGAATATGAATCCGATTGAAGGGGGAGATGAGTATTTGGTGCCGCTGAATATGATACCGGCCAGCCAGGTGTCGTCGTTGGGGGTGGGCAGCGGGGAGCGGGCGTTGAGGTCCGCTGAAGGATCGCCGGATGTGGCGATAACGTCAGGGTTGGTGGGGACGGCCGAACGGTTGGAGATTCGGACGGCCGATTTGGAGGGGCGGCAGCTGGCGGCGGCGGTGGCGCGGCGGCGGCTGGCGCTGGCGTTTGTGGGGCAGTTTGCGGAGGTGGCGGGGCGAGTGCTGCGGCGGGAGGCGAATGATGTGGGGAACCAGGCGCAGAAGTTGATCCCCCGCAGTGTGGATGATTTTAAGCGGTGGAGTGTTGATTTTTACCGTGATTTTCAGGGGGTGGTGGCGGAGCAGTTCCGGCCGGTGATGCGAGGGTATGGGCAGCTTGTGAGTGAGGCGGCGGCTGAGGAGGTGGGGGCGGGGGCGATCAGTGAGTCTAATTTGGAACGGTTTGTGGGGGATTATGCGGCGGCGTATGCGGCGCGGCATGTGGCGCGGAGCCAGAAGCAGTTGAATGGTGTGTTGTCGATTGAGGAGCCGTTGGAGTCGCTGGAGGATTTGTTTGGGATTTGGCGGGAGGAACGGCCGGAGGAGGTGGGGCAGGGGGAGAGTAGCCGGGAGGGGAATGCGGTGGCGAAGTGGGTTTATGTGGGGGCGTTGATTCGCTTTTTCCGGTGGGTGCATGTGGGGAAGAGTTGCCCGTTTTGCCGGGGGCTGCATGGGCGGATTGTGGGGATTGAGCAAAATTTTTTGGATGCGGGGGTGGATTTTCAGCCGGAGGGGGCGGAGACGGTGTTACGGCCGTCGCGGAATGTGGGGCATCCTCCGGCGCATAAGGGTTGTGATTGTTTGATTGTGGCGAGTAGGTGAGTGTGATGGCTGATGAAGTAATTCGGGTTGAAGTTGATCTGACTGAGGATCATTGGATGAATTGTGGGAAGAAGAGCATGGGCCAAAAGTTAGAATTGTCGGGCTTGGCTTTTTAGGTGATACGAATGATTGATGTGAATGATGAGGCTCAGATTCAGGCGTTTCGGCAGCAGAAGTTGAGGGACGGCATGGAGCCGGGGTTGTTGGATGCTTATTTGGGGGCGTTGGTGGTGCACATTCGGTATGTGCAGGAGGCGGGGCGGATGATTGGGGTGGGGTTTGAGCAGTTGATGGCCCATGACCAGTCGAAGTTTTCTGAGGAGGAGTTTGAGGCGTATGCGGAGCAGCATTGGGGCAGTGGGGAGAATGATGCGGAATATGCGTTGGCGTGGCTGCATCATCTTCATTTGAATCCTCATCATTGGAATCATTGGATTTTCCCGAAGGATTTCACGCCGGAGGGGGCGAATGTGGAGAATGGGGTGGCGCGGATGCCGGAGCATTTTGCGTTGGAGATGGCGGCAGATTGGATGGGGGCGAATAAGGCGTATCAGGATACATGGGATGTGGGGGCGTGGTTGAGTGAGAAGATGTCTACGATTTGGCTGCATTCGGAAACGGCCGAATATCTCAACGGTGTTCTAACCGATCTGGGGTATGGGGATGTGGTGGCGGCCGGGCAGTGGGCGCATGAGTTGGGGAGTGAGTGAGGTTGATTATGAGTAGCAAACAAAAATTTGGATTTGAGCGGCGGTATGTGCAGACGGAGATGCGGATAGATGGGCAGGGGCGGATTGAAGGACATGCGGCCGTTTTTAATGAGTGGAGCCAGGATTTGGGGGGCTTTCGGGAGCGTGTCCGGCGGGGGGCGTTTACAAAGACGTTGGGGGAGGCGGATGTGCGGGCGTTGTTTAATCATGATGCGAATTATGTTTTGGGCCGGAATCGAGCGGGAACGCTGGAGTTGAGCCAGGATGATACAGGGCTTTATTTCCGGGCCACGCCGCCGGATACGACGTGGGTGGCGGATTTGAAGGTGTCAGTTCGGCGGGGTGATATTAATCAGGGGAGTTTTGGGTTTGAGGCGGTGCGTGATGATTGGAAGCAGGAGAAGAATGAGGCCGGGGATTGGGAGTCGGAGCGGGAGTTGATTGAGGTGAAGTTGTTTGATGTGTCGATTGTGACGTTTCCGGCGTATCCACAAACGGCCGTTGGCATTCGCAGCCTCTACCACATGCTGCGAAGCGCACATGGGCAGATTGAAGGTTGGGATGAGGGGGCGTTTGAGCGGACGTTGGAGACGTTGGCACGGGCGGGGGCAATTGAAGTGAGTGGCACGGCCGGGGATAACGGCCGTGATGAAAGTGTGGCGGATGATGGCGGAGCGCCGGGCCGGGCGGCCCACCCTGCGCTGGATGTTGCCACGGAACGGGCGCGGCTGAGGTTGTTGGCTGCGCTGTAAATTATGGATGTAAGGAGATTGAGATGAAAACAGTTTTGAAACTTCGACGCAAACGGGCCGCCTTGATTCAGAAAGCGCGGCATATGATGGATGTGATTGATGAGCGTGGCGATGGCTTTACCGCTGAGGAGCGGTCGGAGTATGACGGCTATATGGCGGAGATTGAGACGCTGGGCAATGACATCCAGGAACGGGAGCGGCTGGCGCAGTTGGAAACGGAGTCGGGTGTGAATGGTGACGGCCGTCAGCGCCGGGCGGCATTGCCTCAACCGAATGATGATCCGGCCAGGATTGGTATGGAGGGGCGTGATATTCGCAATTACTCGTTGCGCCGGGCGATTTATGCGGCCACGCGAAACGATTGGCGGGGCGCTGAGTTGGAGCAGGAGGCGAATGAAGCGGTGGCGCAGCGCCTGGGTGAACGGCCTCAAGGCTTTTTTGTGCCTGCGGATTGGATGGATACGCGCCAAAGTGTGCGTTATTGGTCTCCACATCGTGGCTTTTTCTATGCTCGCCAGGAGCAGCGCGATTTGAACGTGGGGACAGCTACGGCCGGGGGCAACCTGGTGGCGACGGACTTACTGGCGTCCAGCTTTATTGACTTGCTGCGCAACCGGATGGTGCTGCAACAGGCCGGGATTATGATGCTGACGGGGTTGGTGGGGGATGTTGCCATTCCTAAGCAGTCGGGGGCAGCCACATCGTACTGGGTGGCGGAAGGGAATGCGCCGACGGAAAGTCAGCAGACGGTGGCGCAGGTGGCGCTGACGCCGCACACGGTGGGAGCCTTCACTGATTTCACGCGGAAGCTGATGAAGCAGTCTTCTATTGATGTGGAGTTGATGGTACGGAATGACCTGGCGGCGGTGCTGGGGTTGGCGATTGACTATGCCGGGCTGCATGGTGATTCTGGTGTGGATGCCAATCAACCGGACGGTGTGGAAACGTTTGCGGATGTGACCAGTGTGGTGGGCGGTGCGGATGGGGATGCTCCGGATTGGGCTGATGTGGTGGGGCTGGAAACGGCCGTTGCTCAGGATAACGCAGACATCGGCCGTTTGGCCTACATCACCAATGCCAAAGTGCGCGGCAAGCTGAAGCAAACGGAGAAGGCGAGCGGCACGGCTCAGTTTGTTTGGGATATGATGGGCGGCAACAACACGCCTCTCAATGGCTACGGAGCCTTCACCACCAACCAGGTGCGCAGCAACCGCAGTAAAGGATCGGGAACCAACCTCAGCACTATTTTCTTCGGGAACTGGGGTGATTTGGTCCTGGGTATGTGGGGGGTCTTAGATATTCTCGTTGACCCGTACACGAATTCCACCTCCGGCACCACGCGGGTGGTGGCGTTGCAGGATGTGGATTGGGCCGGACGGCATGATGAGTCGTTTGCGGCTATGTTGGACGCGGTGACGACGTAGGATTTGCGATTTGCGATTGACGATTGACGATTGTGTCACACACCGGCGGGGATTCTTTGCCGGTGTGTGACACATAAGGCGAGGTGTGATGGCTACGAAGACGATTGAGATGGTGCGGAACCGGCGTGTGGCCGGGGCGCGGCGTGCGGTTGGGGATGTGGTTGATGGTGTGGATGCGGCTGTGGCGGATCACTTTATTGCGTTGGGAGATGCGAAGGAAGTGAAGGGGAAACGGCCCCAGAAGAAAGCGCCGGAGACGGCGACGGCCCCAGCCGGGGAGACGGCGACCAAGCCTGCGCCGCGCCGGAGGACGCGCACCAAGAAAGGTGCGTGAAAGAAGGCTGATTGATGGATTACGCATTGCGGGAAGTGACGGGGCCGTCCCTGGAGCCGGTGCCGGTGGCGACGGCGAAAAAGCATCTTCGCATTGATGGCAATGACGAGGGTGAGATTTTGGCGTTGTATGTGAAGGCGGCGCGGCTGCATGTGGAGAATCATATTAGCGGCAAGCTGATCAGCCAGACCTGGGAGATGGTGTTGGATGGGTTCCCGGAGGAGGATGAGGTGGCGCTGCCGCTGCCGCCGTTGCAGAGTGTGACCAGCATTAAGTACACGCCGGATGGGGGCAGTGAGACGACGTTTGATTCTGCTAATTATGTGGTGGATGCGGATTCGTTTCCGGGCCGGATTGTGCTGGATTATGATGCGTCGTGGCCGTCGGATACGTTGGTGGCGGCCGGTGGGGTGGTGATTCGGTTTGTGGCGGGGTATGGTGACGCGGCGGCGGATGTGCCGGAGCCGATTCGCCAGGCGATTTTGCTCTATGCGGGCGATTTGTATGAGAACCGTGAGGATACGCTGGTGGCGCAGGGCTTTTCGGTGACGCCGCTGCCGAATGCGGCCAGGATGTTGTTGGCGAGTTATAGGAAGTGGTCATTGTGAGAGCGGGTCGATTGCGGCAGCGGGTGGTGTTGAAGCGCAGTGTGTCTACGTTGAATGCGGCCGGGGAGCCGGTGGAGACGTGGACGCCGTATGCGACGGTGTGGGCGGAAGTGAGTCCGTTGCGGGGCCGGGAGTTTTGGGAGGGGGCGCAGCAGCAGCAGCAGCTAACGACGCGGATTACGATGCGGCCCCGGACGGATGTAGTGCCTTCGCACCGGGCGGAGTGGGGGGAGCGTGTGTATGACGTTGAGTCGGTGATTGAGCCGGATTATCGGAACCGGATGTTGCAGTTGATGTGTAAGGAACGCATCAACCAGGATGAGGGTACATGAGTAACCAGGCGTTTTTTCAGGGCCTTCGGGAGATGGTTCAGGATTTGGAACGAATGGATGACGTAATGAAAGACACGGTGCCAGAAGCGGCTAATGTTGGGCGTGATGTGTGGTTTGATGAGGTTCAGGCGCGTGCGCCGCGTGATGAGGGGGATTTGGCGCAGAGTATGGAGAGGGTGTCTGAGGAGATGGGGCCGGGTCATGCGCGGGCCGGGTTTAAGATGGATTTCTATGGCTATTTTCATGAGTATGGCACGGTGAAGATGTCGGCACGGCCGTTTATCCGACCGGCTGTGGATGCGAAGCGAGGGGAGATTGAGGCGGAGATGCAGCGGGTGGTGGATACGGCCGTTGAGAGGATGTGGGGCTGATGTCGTTTGTTACGGATTTGCGGAGCAGCCTGGTGGCAGATGCCGGGGTGAGTGCGATTGTAAGTAATCGGGTTTATCCAGTGAAGTATCCGTTGGAAACGACTTACCCGGCGATTCATTACTTTGTGGTGAGTGATGTGCCGGTTTTCTCGACGGATGGCACGGAGGATGGCTTTCGGGCGCGGGTGCAATTTTCGCTGCGGGCGAAGACGTATTTTGAGGGGACTGGGAGCTTGGATGCGTTGAGAACGGCCGTTAGGACGTGGGCGCGGGGGCGAACGGATATTACGTTGAATTGGGCCAGTGAGATTTATGAGATAGAGGCGAAGGTTTACCATTTGCCGGTTGATGTGATTTTGGATCATTAAAGGAGATTGCTATGAGTGTTTTATCTGCAAAGATGATGTTGACGTTTGGCGCGACTGACTACTACTGCTTGCAACAATTTACGTGGAACGGCCAGGTGCAAATTTCGACGGCCGAATGTTCTTCGGCAACGGGGGCGGAGACGAAGAAAGAGGCGGGGGCCATCAACGATAATTTGACGTTTGATATGTTGATTCCGAAAGCTACTTATTCAACGGTTGTTAATGCCTTGAAGCGGGGGACGGAAGCAACAGACATGGCTTTTTATCCCATCGAAGATAATACCGGGGAGCCGGAGATGACGGCCACGAAAGCGATTGTGGCAAATTCGACGGCCAGTGGCGGAACCAGCACGCACAATGTTCTGAGCCTGACGCTGGAACTGGAAGGTTGGGCGCTGGAGGATAAAGTGTAATGGCTGAAATAGTTGAATTCATCTCAAACAAAATGCTGGCGAACTGGGTGCGGGCGGTGCGGGCGCAGGTGCCGGAAGATTACGCTCCGGGGGATGTGGCAAACTTGCCTCTGACGGAGTTTATTGATGTGGCGCTGCTGGCGGCGCATGAAACAAGATTTTTTACGCCTGAGGTAACAAAGCGGAAGTTAGAGGCTATGTCGTTTGCTGAGGCAGATGCCCTTTCGGATAGATTCCTGGCGGCTTATAACGAAGCCAAAAAGGGGTATTATGCTGATGAGCGGGAGAAAGCGGCAATTCGGGCGGCGGCAGCAGCGTACAACGATGCCAAAAAGCCGGATGACAATGAGCCTCCTTTTGATCTTCTCTATGTGATGCTAAGGGCTTCTGAGGATGGCGAAGGCGAAGCGGCGGACATGACAGGGTTCACTGGGGATGCTTTTGCTGCTGCGCTGACGGCTTACAAAGCTGCCAGGGAAACAACGGAGCCGCCGTTTGATACGGCGTTGGTGGAGCCGGTGACGAATCGCATGTTGGCCGACTGGATGCGAAAATTGCGTAAGTTCGCGCCGAAGGGATATACGCCGTTTACCATCAAGGATTTGTTGGTGGAAGAATGGTCGGATATTACCGTTCGGGCGGCGGCTGCAACCGGATTGTTTGAGCATGTTGATTCGGCGGCAGCGGCTCAATTTACATATGCGCAGGCGCAGGCGGCGGCTATCATGCTCTGGCAGTGGTATACGGAAGTGACAACTATTTCCCCAAACTCCTGATCGCCTCCGCTGAAGCGGCAATCAACGGAGGCGAACGGCCGGAGGAACTGAACAAGGCGATTGAATCCCGGTTTTGGGGAAGTTTGCCAAGTGGGGGCGGCCTGGATGACCAACCGGCCGGATTGTTAGCAAAGATGAGGGTGTCTTTGAACGTATTCGACTCATTCACTCAATTCAACTCTGCGATGCCAGGCACGAAAGCGGCCTGGGTTTTGGCGCATCAAGGCGCGTGGGAGTTGATTTGTCTGGTGGAGGAGATGATGGCGGATGGCTAAGAAGCAGGAGCTAAAATATTATATTGATGTGATTTGGAAGGGGGCGGCTTCTGTTAAGAATGCCACCAGTACCGTCAGGAAGATGGGGCGGGCATTTGAGAAAGCGCATCCTAAGACGGCGAAGTTTGCGAAGGGGTTGGGAAAGCTAACTTTGGGCCTTAATAAATTTGGGGGAACGCTGGTTAGGGGAACAGCCGGAGCGTTAGCAATTGTGGGGGGGATGCTACCAAAGGTGTTCAACTTAGCGGAAGAGGGGGCGGCGATTGATCGGACGCGGCAAAAGTTGGACGCGCTTTCGGAGGGGATTGGCACAACGGCCAATCAAATGCAGTCTGGTCTGCGAACGGCTACGCAAGGGGCGGTGAGTGACCTGGATTTGATGAGGGGAGCGGTGACGTTCCTGAATATGGGGTTTGTGGATAGCCAGGCGGGGGCGGAAGATTTGATGCAGAAGATTCTGCTGCTGAAGGAGCCGACAGAAGACGCCCAGGCTGCTATTGAAAATTTCTCTTTGATGTTGGCAAATCAGTCGGTGGCGCGGCTGGATTCGTTTGGGTTGTCATCCGGGCGGGTGAAGACGCGCATCACGGAGTTGATGGATGCTAATAAGGAAATGACGCGGGAGCAGGCGTTTACCATTGCCACGATGGAGGAGATGGATGTTGCCATCCAGCGCCAGGGCCTGAGTGTGGAAGATTTGGGGAATGAGTATTCTGAGTTTAAGACCAACCTTTCTAATGCGACGGCGAAGGGGAAGGAGTTCCTGAATATGCAGTGGAAGCCGATTATTGGCAGCATTAATCGGCTGGTGGAGCTTGGGAAGGAGAAGTGGGATGACTGGACGCTGGCGACGGGGCGGAGTTTGGCGGCGGTGGAGCATTTGATTCCGGCGGCGGAGGGGGCGGATCGGGTGCTGACACGGGCTAATCAAACGTTTGATGCGACGGCTTTCAATTTAGAACGGTTGGCGAATAATGCACTAAATTATCGTGATATTTCGGAAGAGTATGCGGTGACGGCGGAGCAGGTGACGGCGGCGGAGGAGCGCCAGGCGGAGGTGTTGGCGGAGAAGAATGAGATGTTGGAGGCGGCGCGGCAGCGGGCATTGGATATAGTGGATGCGGAGTTGCAAAAAATTGATATTGAAAGCCAATCCAACCGGATTGTGATGGAAAGCGCTGAGGCATATGGTGCTTCCGCGACGGCGATTCTTGAGGCTGGCGTTGCCACCGGGGAGTTGAATGCCATCAAAGCGATGGCGATTGCTAAAGAGATTATCTTGCGGAAAAAGTTGGAGGCGATTGGGGAGGCATATGCTAATGGAACATTGCAGGCACATGAGTTGCAGGGGGCGATTGCGGCAGCGACGGACGAAGTGAATAATATGCCGACGGAGCATACGATCAATATCAAGTGGAATGTGGAGGCGGCTCCTGAAGTGTTTACGCCGACGACGCCGGGCACGGCCGGACCGGGTGGGGTGACGGCGCAGCATGGGGCGAATTTTGTGGTGCCGCCGGGGTATCCGAATGATAGTTTCCCGGTGCTGGTGACTTCGGGTGAGCATGTGCAGGTGACGCCCCGCGGCCAGATGGGGCAGGGACCGATGATCGGGGCGATTCATATTGATGCGCGGGGGGCGGCTCCGGGGGTGGGAGCGGAGATTGCGGATGAGTTGGAGTGGCGGTTGGCGCAGGTGTTGGGGGAACAGGGGCGGATGGCGAGTGCGCGGATGAGGATGACATGATTTACGATGGGAGGTTGATGGCATGGGCTTGAATGATCGGGTGTTTAAGGTGACGTTGGATGGGGTGGATTTTGTAGATTTTGACGGGACGGAGGGGTTGTTTGTGGAGACCTCGTGGCATCCGGCGGTGGCGGTGCGGCGGCGGGGGGCGTTGGGGGGGCGCGGGCCGTATATGCCGGTGGAGGAGATGGTGCCGGTGATAGTGCGTGGCTCGACGGTGGGGGAGGTGTTGGAGCGGCGGGATAAGCTGGCCCAGATTGTGGAACGGGCGGCGGATTGGCAAGAGCGGAAGAGTACGGCGCCGGTGGTTTTGAATTTTCATTTTGATCAATCCAGCGCAACTTCCGGGCAGTGCGCTATTTTGGGGCCTCCGGCGCGGCGGCCGGTGTTGGAATTTCGGGGGCTGCCGGAGAAGGTGTCTACGAATTTTCAGCAGGATGTGATGTGGCGGTTTATGCGGGCGGCGCAGTGGCTGGTGACGGAGGATTCGGACACGACGTTGGCGGTGGAGGTGGCGGAGATTGCGACGGCGAATATGGCGGCGGAGGAGAGTTTCCTCAGCCCCACGCGGCTGCTTTCGGCCACGCTGCCAACGGCGGTGACGAGTGATGTGACGCCGAGTGGTTTTGTGATTGTGACGGCCGATACGGGAATGGAGATCGGCACGGGGGGGACATGGCCGACGGCGGATTGGGACACCACATCATCCTCGCCTTACAATGGTTTGGATGATTTGATCCATTTCACGAAGGGGGGGGTGACGGATGCTTATGTGTTGATTGGGGCGACGGAGAGTGTGCTGCGAGATGCAAAGCGGGTGACCGCGTTTGTGTGTGTGAAGGTGACGGCGGGGACGTGGAAGGCGACGCCGTATTTGCAGATTGGGGCGTCTTCCTCTTTCCCGGATGATGGCAGTTTTGTGGTGGGGACGCCGATTTATATTGACAATACCAACCCGGAAGTCCACGCGCTGGCAGCGGTGAGTATTCCAGTGGTGCGGGATGATAAGGCGCGGTTTCAATTTATGTACATTCGGTTTGAGCGGGTGGAGGGGAGCGGGGTGCTGAGTGTGAATTATTGGTGCCTGGTGAACGCCAGTGATGAGAATACGAATGTGATTCGGCTGACGCAGGGGACGAAGCCGTCTACGGCGGCGAAGTTTGAGGTGAATCACCAGCTTCTTCAATCGCCGCAGCCGTTTGTGGGGTTGAATGAGGGGCCAACGCAGCCGTTGGGGGATGCGGTTCCATTGGTTTATGAGCATTCGCCCTACTGGTTTACCAGGGCGGAGGATTTGAACCTGGTTTATTTGTGGACGCTGGGGGCGAATTGGCGGTTTACGTTTGATATTACGCATACGGTGGCGCGGTATCCGGGGCATTTGCTTCCGCAATGATGATTTACGATTGTCGATTTACGATTTACGATTGGTTGTCACGCATCGAGGGTGTTTGTGCCTGGTTGGGTGATGGAGGGGGTGGGTGATGTTGGCGTTGCAAATTTACGACTCGCCGGATAAGACGGAGTTGTTGGCGGATTTGACGGCGGTGGGGGGGCGGCTGCGTTTTGGCACGAATGAGCATGGATTTGAGAGTTTGCAGGTGGAGTGGCCGGAGGGGTTGGGGCGGTCGTTTGACTTCCTAGCGCGGCCGGGATTGCCGCATGTGGTGGTGGTGGATGGGGCGGGGCAGTTGGTGTGGGAAGGGCGGTTGGAGGATAGGGCGCTGGTGCCGGGGGGATTGCGGCCGGGGGCGTTTGGGTATTGGCGGGCGTTTCATGACACGTTGTTTAATTCGTTTTTGTCGCATGGGTTGGTGGCGGATTGGAAGCCGGTGCCGGTGAATGCGCTATCGACGGTTAAGAACGGGCAGTGGGTGATCGGCGTATCGGGGCTGCCGGAGATGGGGCTGAAGGATGGGGAGAGTTATGCGGATGGGGATGGGGGGGCGTTTTATTTTGAGATTCGGTCGGACTCTGAGCATGATATTGCGAAGCTGGCGTATGGGTTTGATTCTAATCTGGATACGGATTGGGAGTTTAAGGTTTGGAGTTATAGCAGTAAGTGGGCAGGGGGGACGTTGGAGGCGACGATTGCGGCGGTGGGGGGCGGGGTGTCGTCGTATTCGGGGACGGTGCCGCTGACGGCGGCGCGGCCGATTGTGCTTTTTAAGGCGCGGAATAAGAGTGGGAGTGCAATTGTGCATTCGGGGGATAGTGGGGAGACGTTTGTGAAGTTGACGCAGATGAATCTTTATGCCACCAGCACGGGGCCGACGGCGCAGGATGTGATTGAGAAGGTGATGGCGAGTGTGGCGGCGCAGAATTCGGGCCAGGTCTACAACAGTGTGGCGACGGTGGATGATCCGGGTGATGTGCTGACGGATCAGATGTGGTTTGATGTGCGGCCGGTGCAGGTGTTGAATGCGCTGGCGGAGTCGTATCGGTATGAGGCGCAGGTGTGGGAGGGGCGGCGGTTGTTTTTCCGGCCGGAGGGGAGTGGGGGGCGGACGTTGTATGTGAATGTGGTAAGTGTGGAGTTTGAGTCGTCGTTGAATGAGATGTTTAACGAGGCGTATGGGGTGTACCAGGGGGTGGATGGGGTGCCGTTGGTGACGGCCGTGAGCCAGGATGCGGTGGCGGCGGATCGGCATGGGGTGGTGAGGCAGACGGTGGTGAGTCGGCAAACGACATCTTCGACGGAGGCGACGGCATACCGGGATGCGGCGTTGGCGGATGGGGCTGAGTTGGTGCTGCGGGCGAAGATTGTGTTTGAGAGTATTGAGAATGAGGTGGGGGGGGAGGTGGCGCTTTATATGCTGCGGGCGGGGGATACGATTGTGCTGCGAAATTTGCCGCCGGCGGCGAGTACGTTGGCGGCGAATGTGCGCCGGTTTGTGATTCGGCGGACGATGTTTATGGCGGATGCTTACCAGATGGATGTGGAACCGAAACGGCCGTCGCCGTCGTTGGTGACGCTGGTGAGTGAGAATTTTGAGCGGCAGTTTGCCGTGAATTAGCAGGTTTATTGGAGGTGCCAGGCACTTTTGAAGTGCCTGGCACCTGGCGAGGATGAAACGATGAGTGACAATATTATTACGGCTCCGCCGAATTATGGTGGGCAGATCAATGAGTTGGCGAATGGGGTGCAGGGGAGCCGCCACACGTATACGGTGGTGTGGAAGGACCTGGCGGGAAATGGATTCAGCCTGGCGGGGGGGACGCTGGCGGGGTATTTCCAGGATGTGGAGTCGCTGACTAATTATGAGGTGTCCGGCACGTTGACGCCGGATGCGGATCAGGTGACGAATCCGGGTCGGTTTACGTGGACGATGAGTGCGGAGGATGTGGGGTTGAGCGGGTCGTTTTTGCTGCAATTTAAGGTGACGATTGGCGGTGTGGATTATTACACGTATCCGGTACCCTGGGAGATTGAGCAGAATTTGAATGTAACTCCGGTGACGCCGCCGGCGGTGGTTGATATTTATCTCAGGAAAGATGGATCAACGCCGCTGGAGGGGGATTGGGAGGCGTCTGATGGTAATAATCGTCTGATTACGCTGCGTGAGGATGCTAATAATTATGTGCGGGTGGGGATTCAGGATGCCAGTGATGGGTTAGTTGTTTACCGGGATGAGGCGAGTTCTTCTAATATTTTGGCGTTGAATACGGGGGCGGGGGGAACGGCCGTTTCCGGCGCTTCTCTTGCCAGTGACGGCAAGGGCGTTGAGGGTCTGGCTGCCGCTGCCGGTGGGGTGGGGGTGAAGGCAACTGCCACTGGCGCAGCGACGACGGCGTTTGAGGTGGCGGGTGGGGTGGTGAACGGCGGGGGGCAGCGGTATGCGGACATGGGGGATGCAACGGCGGATACGGATGGGTTAAACCGGCAGACGGGGGACGGCCGTTATGCGCTGGCGGCTCATGCGGCTAATCATACGGATGGCACGGATGACATCCAGGATGCGACGGCGGGCCAAAAGGGGCTGATGACGGCGGCTTATGCGTCTAAGGTGGATGGGGTTGAGGTGGGGGCGACGGCGGATCAATCGGATGCGGAGATTGAGACGGCGTATAACAACCAGGTGGGCCAGGTGAGCGCGGGGGAGAAGACGGTGGGGACAGAAACGGCCGTTCGTCGTTTTTCGCCGAAGGATGTGGCGGATATGGCGGGGACGCATGGGGGCGGGGGCGGAGATATGGATTCGGCTACGTATGATCCGGGCGGGGTGAGTGAGCAGTTGGTGGGGTTGACGGCGGCGCAGACGTTGACGAATAAGACGCTGACTTTACCCACTATAGGCGATTTGACCAATGCTACGCATGATCACGAGGACGCGGCCGGGGGCGGCTCGTTGGATGCGGCGGCCGTTGGCTCCGGCGAGTTTCCTACTGCCAGGATCGCGGACAATGCAATAACCAACGTAAAAATGGCGGATGATTCGGTTGGTGTGGCGGAGTTGAGCGCCACGGGCACACCGTCGGCATTTGTGTTTCTTCGTGGGGATAATACATGGGCGACTCCAGCCGTTGGTGGTGATATGTATGCTGTTACCTACGATCCGGCTGGAGTGGGCGAGCAGCTTGTGGGGTTGACGGCGGCGCAGACGTTGGCGAACAAGACGCTGACGACGCCGACGATTGGCGATATGAGCAACGCGACTCACAACCACCAGAACGCGGCCGGTGGCGGCGCGTTGGATGCGGCGGCGCTTGGTTCCGGTACGTTGGCGGATGGGCGGGTGGCGGAGAGTAATGTGACACAGCACCAGGCGGCGTTGAGCATCACGGAGAGCCAGATTAGTGATCTGGACCATACGGATGGTGACGCGATTCATGACGATGTGGCGGGGGAGATTGCGGCATTAACGGAAAAGGCTTCACCGGTGAGTGGGGATTTGCTGATTATTGAGGATAGCGCGGCGTCTAATGCGAAGAAGAAGGTGCAGGTCGGCAATCTTCCCGGCGGTGGAGGGAGTGACAATATTTTTGCGGCGCGAGATGACACAGGGGGGATTACGATTTTGTCTAGTCCGACGTTTAAGGATGTGGAGTGGACGGTTGAGGATCGGAAGGATAGCGCGTATTCGCATTCAACGTCTGCCAGTGAGGAGGATATTACGCTGGTGGATGCGGGGGATTATGTGATTCATGTGGATGTGTCGGTGGATATTACGTCGGGGAGCGCACGGACGGTTTTGGAGGGGAAGCTGCAATTGAAGCCGTCTGGTGGTTCGTTTGGGGATGTGGCGGGGAGTTTATTTTATCTTTATGCCAGGGATTCAGCGACGCCGCGGGCGTCTGCTTCGGCGGTGTTTTTTGTGACGGCGTCGGCGAATGATGTGATTAAGGTGTCGTTGACGAAGTTGTATGGCTCGAATGCCTGTGACACGCTGGCTGATGGTTCGAGGATTTTTATCAGGAAGTTACCATAAATAAAGGAGATGATCATGAATAGTCAAATTAAGGCAGGTAAGTTGACGAGTGAGTGGAAGTTGGCGCAGGCGATTCACACGGGGGTGCGGGCGCTGCAAGGGATTTTGATGGTGTTGGCGGTGTTGGGGCTGCTGACGCAGGATGAGGCGGAGGGGCTGACGGCCGTGTTGGCGGCGGTGGTGGGCATTTTGGAGGGGGCGAATGCGTGGGTGGCGGTGAGTTATAATAATGGCCGGGTGTCGATTAAGACGGCGCAGGAAGGGGAGGCGTTGACGGGGGAGGTGCTGACGGTGGGCGCGTTCCCGGATGAAGCTGAATGATTTTGTCGGCCGTTATCGCTGACTGTGGCGATGACGGCCGTTTTAGCGATTGGTTAACGGTTTGGGGGTTAGAATAGGATTGGGATTTCATTGTGGATGACAATGTGGCGAGACAAATTGAAATAGCGGTCGATATGAAGCTGGAGAAGCTGGTGGAGGATCGGATTCGGCCGTTGGAGAAGATGGTTGGCGTGGATGTGATTCACGATAAGCCGTTGTCCTGGGTGATTAAGGTGAATTCTGATTCTATTGATGCGTTGAAGCGGGAGTTGAAAAAGATTCGATGGCTGCTGTGGGGGTTGGCGGTGATTGGGGTGGCGGGGCTGGTGATGGGGACGTATTTTGCGTATCAATTGGTGTTGATTTTGCGCAGTTTAGCCGGAGGATAGGACGCGGGGCCGGGTTTCCTGGATTTGTTGGCGGAGGTCGGGAATACGGCCGTTTCTGTCGCAGTAGCGTACCAGGGCCTGGGCGCGGGCGGTGAGGGGGCGGCCGGGGGCTATTTCATCGGGA